ATTTCATCTTTCTTTTGATGATAATCAGCTTTTCGATTTTTAAGATAATTGTAATAAGCATTTGGGCAGATATTAAAATTTCGTGCAAAAAACTGGCAAGATATTAAACAATTTTTGATGAAAGGAGAGAATAAAACTATAGATGATGAGTCACGAGTTAGCGCAGCAGTTACTTAGATTGCCTAACGGATTTATTTATGCTACGCATGGTGATAATGAATTTACAATCAGTAGTTTCCAAGATGTGTGGAATGATAGTGATGATCCTACACGTTCTTGGAGATTGAATTTACGAAGATGTCCTAATGGACAAGAATGTATTAGATAAGGAGGAAATTATGTTGAAGATTGAATGTAAGTCAAATTATCATACTATATTCGCACAATTAAAAGCTGGTGATATTTTCAAATTATTGAACAATAAATATGACAACTATACATATATGAAAATTGGAGCAGTTTTTGGTGAAATAAATGTTGTAAGACTAGATGATGGTCAACCGTTTGCTTTTCAAGGTCAAACTGAGGTTGAACAATATAAAGCAACATTAACAATTGATAAAAAGAAAGGTTGATTTCTTTTGAAATCGAGAAAGGAGATAAAATTTGTACAATGTAATAAAAAAGGATGGTACTATAGAGCCTTATAACGAACAGAAGATTATTGATGCTTGTAATAAAGCTGCTAGACGTGCCATGTATGAGTTATCAAACGGTGATTATGCACAGATTTTGAACGATGTATTATTGAGAATAGACGAAAGTTATAATGAAGATACAGATATTGAAATTTATGATATGCATAACATTGTAGAATCTGTTTTAGAAGAAGACTTTCCAACTGTGGCAAAAATGTATAAGGAATATAGAAATTATAAAAAAGACTTTGTACATATGATGGACAAGGTATACGAACGTAGCCAGTCCATTAGATATATAGGAGACAAGAGCAATGCTAACACAGATTCAGCATTAGTAGCAACAAAAAGAAGTCTTATTTACAATGAATTAAGTGGAGAGTTATACAAAAAATTCTTTTTAACACATGATGAAAAACAAGCTGCAAAAAATGGATATATTTATATTCATGATAGAAGTGCAAGACTTGATACATTCAATTGTGATTTATTTAGAGTTGGTGATGTTATGCGTGGTGGTTTTGAGATGGGTAATATTTGGTATAATGAGCCAAATTATCTTGACACTGCGTTCGATGTAATGGGAGATATCATTCTTTCAACAGCCGCACAACAATATGGAGGATTTACAGTTCCAGAAGTAGATAAAATTCTTGAACCATATGCAGAAAAATCATATAAAAAATATTATCAGGAATATATGGGTATTGCAGATGATATAAAAGCGTTAGTGATACCACAAGAAAAAGCTTGTAAATATGCAATAAATAAGGTTCAGCGTGACTTTGAACAAGGATGGCAGGGCATTGAAATGAAGTTAAATTCTGTTGGATCAAGCCGAGGGGACTATCCTTTTGTTACGATGACAATTGGTTTAGCCACATCTGCTCTTGGTAAAATGGCTGCTATTTCTCTTCTTAAAGTTCATTCAGAAGGGCAGGGCAAGAAAGGATTCAAACGACCTGTATTATTCCCTAAGATTGTATTTTTATATGATAAAAATCTTCATGGTGATGGTTCAGATAAATATCCAAGTGCAGATGTATTTAACGCTGGTCTTGATTGTAGTAGTAAGACAATGTATCCAGATTGGTTATCATTAACAGGTGATGGATATGTTGCAGAGATGTATAAGAAATATGGTAGAGTGGTTAGTCCTATGGGTAAGTGCAAATCAGCCCATGTAAAACGGTATTTAACTGTTGCTTAACAGGTGTGGTTATTTAATAACTGCTAACAGATAGGTCTATAAGAGAAGAAATTCGGTTGTATTATAGATGAAGCTGTGCCTTAGAAATAAGGTTAATCGACTATCGGTGATGAGTGTAGCCGAGTAGAAATGGAGATAAGCGCCATTTCCAAAGATACCGCCCAATGACGAGAATTAGGACATCTTAACAGGGAAAAGCTAGTCAGTGCGTATGGCGACATACGATTAACATGTGTAGAGCATTTCTATCGCCTTGGTATGAAAAAGGTGGTATGCATCCAGTAGACGAAAACGATAAACCAATATTTGAAGGTCGTTTCAATCTTGGTGTTGTTTCTCTTCATCTTCCTATGATTCTTGCAAAGGCTCGTAGAGAGTCTAAAGATTTCTATGAAGTTCTTGACTATTATCTTGAGTTAATTCGTGGATTACACAAGAGAACATACGATTACATTGGTGAATTAAGGGCAAGTGTAAATCCAGTTGCTTTTTGCGAAGGTGGTTTATTAGGTGGTAATTTAAAACCAACAGATAAGATTAAATCAATTCTTCCACCAATGACAATGAGCTATGGTATTACTGCATTGAATGAATTACAGAGACTTTATAATGGTAAATCCATTCGTGAAGATGGACAATTTGCATTAGAAGTTATGCAGTATATCAACGATTATACAAATCGAATTAAAGAAGAAGATCATATTTTATATGCAATTTATGGAACACCAGCCGAATCGTTGTGCGGTCTTCAGATTGAACAGTTCCGTAAGATTTATGGAATTATTGAGAATGTATCAGACAAGCCTTATGTAAGTAATTCATTCCATTGTCATGTTTCAGAACAGATGTCACCTATTGAAAAGCAGGATAAGGAAGGTCGTTTCTGGGATTTATTTAACGGTGGAAAGATTCAGTATTGCAGATATAATCTCGGATATAATAAAGAAGCCATTAAAACACTTATTCTGAGAGCGATGGATAAAGGTTTTTATGAAGGTGTAAATCTTGCTATGTGTTATTGTGAAGATTGTGGATATCAGCAAGTAGAAATGGATATATGCCCTAAATGTGGTAGTAAGATGATTACCAAAATTGACAGGATGAACGGATATTTGGGATTCACAAGAGTGCATGGTGAGACAAGATATAACGAAGCTAAGAATGCAGAAATCGCAGATAGAGTGAGCATGTAGTATAAGGAGATGAAAAATAAATTATAGAAGTTATAACAAAAGAAATAAGTGGTTTCAAAAATTATACTATTGATACAGAGGGGAATGTCTATTCCCTTCTGAAAAAAAGGTACTTAAAGCCTTGGTTAGATTCAAAAGGATATTTACAAGTAGAACTTAGGGATGATTATGGGAAAAGAAAAATCAAAAAAGTTCATAGGTTGGTAGCAGAAACTTTTATACCGAATCCCGATAATTTGCCAGAAGTTAATCACAAAGATGAAAATAAGCAGAACCCTAGTGTAAATAATCTTGAATGGTGTACATCAAAATATAATTCAAATTATGGAACACGAAAAGAAAGAATTGGATTTTCAATTAGAAATAGCGAAGTTAAACGCAGAAAATCAATTATTCAATATGATCTAAATGAAAATTTTGTTAGAGAATATAACACTATCGAGAGAACTAAAGATTATGGATTTAGTCAACCTAATGTAATAGCTGTATTAAAAGGGAGAAGGAGTCAAACTGGTGGATATATTTTCAAATATAAGGAGGATGTATTAAATGAATTATCACACAATAACATATCCTGATCAAAATAATGGCACTGGTCTGAGAGTCGTTTTATGGCTCTCAGCCTGTTCACATCATTGTTATAATTGCCAAAATCCTCAAACATGGAGTCCTGATAGTGGTATTCCATTTGATGAATTGGCAAAACAAGAAATATTTACTGAACTATCTAAAGATTATATATCAGGACTGACTCTGACTGGTGGTGATCCACTTCACGAAAATAACCTCGATGAAGTCCTCAAATTAGTCCAAGAAATCCGTAATTCATATCATGAGAAATCTATTTGGTTATATACTGGATATCATGTGTTTATCAACTATCCAGAATCTCACAGACAACACAAAGTAATTTTATCAACAAGACCTAGACCTAATACATCAACCAATATTATATATGATAATGAATTATTTTCTAGGAAGAAAGAAGAAGATAGAAAACGCAGTGAGATTATTTCATTGTGTAATGTGCTCGTTGACGGAGAATATATAGATGAGTTAAGAGATATTACGCTTGCCTATCGTGGAAGTAAAAATCAACGTGTAATTGATATAAATCAAACATGCACTCAAAACAAAATTATACTTTATTGTGATTAAAATATAAAGAAAGTAGGTGATAACAACGTCATATCTTATTGATAAATTCAAAGGTAAGTATCGACTTCTCGTTGAATATAACCAAGACACAAATGATTTTAATCGCAAACTAAATGATACTTACGAAGATTGCGATATTTATATATTATGTCAACATGGTAATAAAGTGTTCTATTATGGAAATAGCATTTTAGAAGCATATATACCATCGTTACAGCGTGGAAATAATATTCTCAAAGCAATTCAACAAATCAATCCAGCAATTATTCTATATACTCAAAAAGGTGATTCAGAAGTAATATTCAGATTCAAATATTCAGATTCAAATCAAGTAATCCCATTATTGAAACCACGAACATCAGGAGCAGGTATCTCACCATTCAGCTCAAAGAATCTTCCCAAATCTAATTACACAATCCCAGAATCAGATCTTGCACAATATAAATCAATCATCGCAGATGTTCCAAAAGATAAGCTACTATCTATTTGTCACACGTCAAATAACTTTATCAAAACTTTAATAACAAAACAAAATCCAATGGAGAATATCAAAGCAGACATGAAGTTAAAAGGATTAAAGGGCAAAGAATATATTCATTCAATCGGGCAATGGGAGAATTATATTAATTATTTAAGAAAGGAATTATAAAAAATGAGAGAAATTACAAGAGAAATTACCAAAGAAAAATACGACTATTACAGATCGCAACAAAGTGTTAGTTTAGCAATCAAATCTGAAATGTCCGACGATGTTATCTGTGGTTACGGCTATTATGGTGGAAGTGTTTATGAAGATAATGGAAAATATTATATGAGATATTCCATTGGCAGTAGTTGTGATTAATATTATGAAAAGGAGAATAAAAATATATGAAGACAACAAAAATTAAAATTAAAAAACTAAGTGACTTAGCGATTATTCCAGAGCGAGGAAGCGAATATTCAGCAGGTATGGATTTACATGCTGCAATCTCAGAGCCTATTTACATTTCACCACATGAGACAATTAAGATTCCAACTGGACTTGCAATGGAGTTGCCCGAAGGAACATTTGGCGCAATCTTTGCTCGATCAGGATTGGCAACTAAGGAAGGTCTTAGACCTAGTAATTGTACTGGCGTATGTGATTCAGATTACCGTGGAGAATATATTGTTGCATTACATAATGACTCCAATATGTCTCGACTTATCAATCCAGGGGAGCGTATTGCTCAGTTAGTGGTATTGCCTTATATCCCAATTGAATTTAAGGAAGTGGAGAAGTTATCTGACACAGATAGAGGATTCGGTGGATTCGGTAGCACAGGGAAGTAGGTGATACACAATGCCACCAAGAAAGAAAAAAGAACAGCCGAAAAAGAATAGTAATTGCAAATATCAAACCATAGCTTCGACCGATACAAATTATTCTACATTCAAAGTTATGAAAGAATATGACGATTTAGACACCGCAAGAAATTCTTATTTTAACGACATGAAAGAATGGAAGAGTGATGAGAATCATAAGGAGTATCTACACTTCGGAATTAGAGAAATTAAATTAAATAAGTAAAATCGTAAAAAATAGGGTAGCCATAAATTAATATGACTACCCTAAAATAACAAAATGAGGTGAATTATATAAATAATATATCCAATAATGAACTATTGAACTATGCACTCTCTAAAGGTATAATTAACTTAGAGTCTGTGCAAGAGCAAATAGCTATGAGTAAAAGACAAGAATATCTTGATAAACATCCGTACAAAATTTATCAAGGCAACGATGGGAAATGGAGAACTTATTTACCAGATCTAAACAATGGAAGGAAGATGATCAAAAAAGCAAATAAACAAGATGTAGAAGATGTTGTTGTTTTATATTGGAAAGAGCAAGACGTTAATCCTACAATCAAAGAAGTATTTAAAGAGTGGAATGATCGTAGGCTTGAATTATCTCAGATATCAGATGCAACACACTTACGAAACACTCAAGTATTTAATCGACATTATAATGTATTCGGAGACAATCACATTAAAGATGTTGCCGTGGAACAATGGACTGATTTTTTGGAAGAACAAATTGGAAAATTTACGTTGACTACGAAAGCATTTGCTAATCTCAAAAGTATTACTAGAGGAATGCTAAAACGAGCTAA